GTTAAAAAGAAGGTTGCGGCAGCAAATACCCTACCCCCAACACTCCCCGGTGATCGCGGCACGTCGCATGGGCAGACCCCAAAAATCGACCCCATGACTATGACAGAAGAGGATTTTGATGCTCTTCCGGCGTCTACAATAGCACGGCTGCGCGGAGATATATAAGTACTTGACAAACAAGAGTTTTTTGCTATAGAATAATAGCAATCGGGCGTTATATCTGGGCCGCCGCCAGAACCTACGTAGCCCGCGACGATACAGCGGAACGTCCTCGCTCGACGTTTTAAGGAAGCGACCTCTGCCCGGAACTGGCAGTAAAAAAGGTTCCAAACAGTAGTTGTTTTAAAACGTGACGAGGGGATGGTCCCCAAGTCGTAACTATATAGGTAATTTTTACAAATGGCTCAAACTAATTTCGCAGCTCTCACGACGGAGCAGAAAACAGTTTGGAGTCGCGATCTGTGGAAAGTCGCCCGAAACAACGCGTTTGTGTCCAAGTTCCTCGGAACCGGGCAGAACGCGATGATTCAGCGGATTACCGAACTCACCAAGAGTGAAGCGGGTGCGCGTGCTGTTCTGACGCTCCTCACCGATCTCGAAGGTGACGGTATCGGCGGTGACAACCAGATGGAAGGTCGGGAAGAGAAGATTCGCGCATTCGACCGCGTGATTCGTATCGACCAGATGCGGAACGCAAACCGCACGACCGGAAAGATGGCAGATCAGCGATCCATCGTTAACTTCCGTGAAGCGTCACGCGACCAGCTCGCCTACTGGCTGGCTGATCGTATTGACCAACTCGCTTTCCAGACTCTGGGTGGCGTTACGTACGACTACCGTCCTGACGGTACTGCCCGTGCAGACAACACCTTTGTGAATCTGGACTTTGCGGCTGATGTCACCGCGCCTTCTTCCGCTCGCTACCTGAACTGGGAAGCGACCGGCTTTGAAGCAGGCGACGTCACCGGCACCATCGTCGCTCCTACTTGGGAGACGATTGTGCGCCTTAAAGCCTACGCCAAAGATAACTACATCCGTGGTATCCGAAGCGGTCGTGGCGAAGAGATGTATCACATCTTCGTGACCCCGCAGGTAATGGCGACTCTGAAACTGGATGCCGACTACATGGCAGCGGCGCGTCACGCGCTTCCGCGTAGCGAAAGCAACCAGCTTTGGACTGGCACCAGCCACCTGTTGGTGGACGGCCTCATGATCCACGAATTCCGCCATGTCCCGCATTGGGATACTACGGGTGACTTCGCTGGTGAAGGTACGCCGACCGTCGCGGGTTGCCGCATGATGATGTGCGGTGCGCAAGCGCTGGCTATGGCCGATCTGGGCAATCCAGATTGGGTTGAGAAAAACTTTGACTATGACAACCAGCGCGGTATCTCCATCGCCAAGATTCTTGGCATGCTGAAACCGAAATGGTACAGCGCATCTGCCGGGTCCGATCAGGACTTTGGTGTTGTGTGTGTCAACGTCGCAGAAGCCTAAGGAGCTAAGTTATGACTATGTACACTGATAACTTCGGCGCTTACGGTCCTATCTACGACGTGCAAGCGGTCGTTTTGGAAGCTGGCGGTTCTCTGTTTGTCGGTCAGGACGCACTCCTGATCGCAGAGGCGTCAGTCTCCGATGCAGTCATTGATGCCGATGGTAACGCAAGCAGCGTTCTTGGCGGAACGGTAGTCTTCGGACGTCCGACTTACTCCGTCTCTGATGCAGCTGGCACCACCATTGAAGCCAATACTGCTGACCACGCTGCACTTCTTGCAGCCGACGTTTAAGTCAAACTGGGGATGGGGAGCTTCGGCTCCCCTGAACCTTTCATTTTAGGGGCTCCGTGTGCTTGCACAAGACATCATAGAAGACTGTGAAAAAACACTGCAGGATCCTTCTAATGCCCGTTGGAGTCTTGCCGAGCTGCTTTCGTGGTTAAACGAAGGTCAGCGCACTATTGTTAAGAACAAGCCCAACGCTTATGCTTTAACAATAGATCATTCGCTTGCGGCAGGGACTTATCAAACCATGCCAGCTGATGGCATCCAGTTGCTGGATGTTATTCGTAATAGCGACGCAGCAGGTGGCCGTGTTGCGCGGCAAGCATCTCGTGAAGAGCTTGACGGTGTTGATCCAAACTGGCATATCTCAACGGCTACACAAGCTATTACTCAATATACATACACTGCGTACGACCCTTTGTCGTTTTATGTGTACCCGCCTAATGACGGTACAGGCTCAGTAGTATTGCTATATTCGGCTATTCCTCCCGAAGTAGACGATCCGTTAGATGTAATAAGTATTCCTGATTTTTATCGTGGCCCTTTGGTTGACTATGTTTTGTATCGTTGTTTCCAGAAGGACGCTGAAGACGCTTCTAATCTGCAGTTAGCGCAATCTCATTTTACGCAGTTTATGCAGGGATTAGCATTACTAGCAGCTAGCGAACAAATTAATCCGCCGAGCATGGGCTAATGGCAGCACTATCTGATCTTATACCTTATATCACCAACGGCTTGCCAATGGTGTCAGATCTTATTGCTCTTCAACAGCTAAACCGTTCAGCACGGACTATGTGTTCTGAATCCTACTGCTGGAAATACGAATACACATTTAATACTGTTGACGGTCAACAAGACTATGCTTATGTATTACCTGCAGATACTGAGCGAGTTATTATTGATTACGTGCGGTACAGCGACGAGTATCTAAAACCTTTTTCGTGGGATCGTATTGCGCAAGAATATGAAGACCCTGATAAAGTGGGTTCCCCTAACGTATTTGCAGAAAAGTTACCGGGCGAAATTTCTTTGTACCCGACGCCTAACGCTGTAGAAGAAGTGAAGATTCGTCTAGCAATTATGCCGCAGTTAGGTAAAGATATAATGGACGATGCGTTACAAGCACAGCACGGCCAAACAATAGCTAACGGTGCTTTAAGTTATCTTATGCTTATACCGGGAAAAGTTTGGTCAGATCCGCAGGGCGGCCTATTGTACAACGAATTGTTTACGCAAGGCATTAACCGCGCTAGAACTAAATCGCGCGACGGCAGCACCCGGCGAGTCAGAGAAGTACGTTACGGGGGTTTGTGATGATACGCGAAGCCCAATACTTTGACGCAGGAGATATTTTTAAACTAATACAGGCTATGCACGCAGCAAGTCGGTATAAAAAATTCACGTTTGATGATGAAACCGTAATGAAGTTCATTATGGAAGTAATAGAGAAAAAACGGTTTTTTTGCTGGGTGGGAGTAAATAAAGAAGGGGACATTATCTCTGCGTTTATAGGTGGGTTAGAGCACTATACGTTTTCTAAAGAATACTTTGCTACCGATTACGGCGCGTACACTTATCCAGAACACCGTAAAACCCGCGTTGCTTATGAGCTTTTAAAGATGTTCATTAACTGGGCCAAAATGATGGATGCGTCTGAGGTGTCTATAGGCGCTTCTCATGGGTTTGACCAAAATGACTACGCTAGTAGATTTGGTAACTTCCTTAAAAAACGCTTAGGTTTTGAAGAAGCAGGCACGTGGTTTGTAAAGGAGCCAGAGCATGTGTAAGCCAAAATCACCGACAATTACCATAACACCGCCGCCCAGTGGTGGCAGCAGTTATGCTGGTGAAATGGAAATGCCGGGGCCGTCAGAATCAGAAAAAGCTCTTGTTGATATCGCTAGCGAAAAATACGACAGGTTTAAAGAGTATTACGATCCTGTAGAAGCTTCTTGGTTAGAAGACCAAAGCAAAGACTTTTCTGATTACGGGGCAATGATGGGCTACGCTGATGCGGCGCAGGCCACTATGCAACCCAAACAGATAAACATGGCTTCTGGAGCGGGAGCTGCTGGTCTTGCAGGGTTAGCCACAGCACAGACTGGCGGTGCTGCAGCAGCACGTGCGTCTGCAAACGCCGCAGATTTTCAACGCCGAAACGCGAATAAACTTTGGGGGCTTTCTGCTGCTAACAAGTTGCAGGCGGCTAATCAATCTTCTCTTGCATCTGTAGCAAACTCTGCAAGTAGTGCTGCTATATCTGTAGCAAGTTCTGCGCAAAATTATCAAAACCGCATGACCGCAGCAACGGCGCAAGCGCAGCACTCAATGGACATGATGAAGTACAACTACAATCAAGGTAAAGTACAAAACCTTGCAGCGTTAGGTGCTTCTTTATTGGGTTACTACAAAGGTGGCCCTAGTGGCGGAACTCAAAACTGGGGGTATAACTATAGTTCAGGCCAACAAGGTCTAGGAGCTGGGTTTGGTAATATGAACTGGGGCGCAGGTCCGGGTATGAGTGCTTCTACACCATATACAACTAACTCGTATTATGGAGGGTTAGGCGTTGGTTAAACTTAATAATCGCTGGGACAACGAAGACTTTTTAGAAGCCCATTACGGTAATAAATGTTTCTATGGAGAACATGATGACGGAGGGCAATCTTCTGCTGGAATGGACGGCGGCGGCAGCAGCGACGGCGGCGGTTGGGGCGATGGTTTTGGCGACCCTAACGTTAACGAAGGAGATCATGTCGGCGGACAAGGTCCGGGCACACCGGGCGTCAATGACGGCGGTGCTGTTGGAGGTGGATATAATACTGGTGGATACGGCCCCGGAGGAAACCCCGATGTAGGCGACGG